AAATAATGGAGCCGAGGGGAGTATAAAGCATTGATATAACAACGTTTATGAGCGTTTTGTACTCTCGATGTACTCAGTTGAATATTGAGTTCAGTTTTTCGTTATCCTCCTGTTCCAACTCGTCAATGATATGAGCGTATGTGTGCAACGTTATATTTGGGTCAGCGTGTCCTAATCTTTTACTAACTGTGAGTAACTGAACACCGTTTGCTAGTAGTATGCTTGCGTGTGTGTGTCGCATAGCGTGAAAGGTTATATCTTTATCGATTTCTGCTCTGTTTAATGCTAGTTGTAACGCTTTATTGATTGCGTTGTTACTAACTCTTTTAAATATTCTTTGTGTTTTGTCTTCTGGAACGGGTAGTGATCGTAATATTTCAACTAATTTATCAGGAATGGTTATTTTACGTTTACTACTTTTAGTCTTACCCTCAGTAAAATCATTTGTAAAATGATAATCGAATCCTTTTTCTATTTTAATTGTTTTATTTTCTAAATCCACACAATCCCATGTCATACCTAAACACTCACCAAAACGAGCCCCTGTATACATACTAAATAGAATGATATATCTAGATGTGTAATCTAGTTGTATATCTTCTAACAATGCTTTCTCTAGTTTATCAAATTCACTCTTACTTAAGTATTTATTTTCAACTTTCTTATTTTTCTCTTCAAGTCCTTTTAAAACAGCAGTGGTTGTCGGATCGTGAAGAAGTGTTTGTGTTCTTAATGCATGCTTTATCGCTGCCTTAACGTAAGTATGATATTTCTTAACGGTTTCCTTGGAGCGCGTTTTGGCAACGTCGTTCAAAAACGATTGATAATTCTCGTGTGTGATATCTCGTAATGGAATATTATAATTTTCTCTAACGTAGCTAATGATACTATTTATCCTAGAGATACTTTTCATTGAAATAGTATCTTCTTTATAGAGCTTCTTCCAATTCTCCATATAGTCAGCTAGTAACATTTGTTCTTTGCTAACATTCTTACCAACTAGAAGTTCATTCTCTTTTAATATCGATGCATCCTTAGCTTCTGCCTTGGTCTTAAATCCACTCTTTGAAACGTATTTACGTTTGCCATCATCGTAATAGTAGACACGATAAGCCCACGTTTTTCCTCTTTTGGTTATACTTGCCATAATTCACCTCCGTTTCCAAACGTACGTTCTTTTTGAGATAAAATAAATAGCCTTAACAGGCTATTTATCTTATAAAAATCTTTTAGCAGTCGAAGTTAAAACGTCTGAATACTTAATGATATCTAGCGGTGTTGAAATTTCGACAGTAGTATGTTTTTCATCATTAAATTGTAGTTTAAACTTATTGTTAACCGTATAAATGCGCATAATCCACTTACGAATATTATCATCTAAAAGTACATTAAAATAACTTCTATTGTCTCTATAGAATATACGTGATGGGTCTACTATATCTTTTAGTACTATCTTGGTAGTAGTGTAAGCTTCTAATTCTTCAGAAGTCGTTACTATTTCAGAATCTTTATTTTGAACTTCTTCTTTAACATCTTCAGTATCTGGAGTACTAGATATTTTAGTATCTACATTAGTATTTAAAGCAGCACTCAACTTATCGTTTACCCGTTCGCTAATGAATTGAGAAAAACCCTTCTTAACGATTGCTTCAAATTTTTCAAGTGTATTTTTGGTTTTAGTACCTTCATATATCTCGCCAACGATATATTTAACGAATGATTCATCTGGTTCAGTTAATTGTTTAGATAAAAGGTTTTTAAGGCTGTTTAAGTATTTTAATTCAGAAGCAGATGAAGTTATTTTATCAACGTCAAAATTATCTTTGTGGAATTTAGCAATCTCAGCGATTTGAACGTCCTTAATCTTAGTAATGTCTATTGTTAAAAACGGAGTAGAGTCCATTTTGTTAGGTTCATCAAGATCAGTGTAGAATTTATATTCTTGTCCATTTGTTAAAATTCCGATTTTTGAAGTAGTAGTACCAAAATATCTAAATAATTGCGAATCATGTTTTGTAAGTTTTTCTGATATAGATTTAGCTTCAATTAGAATTACAGGAGCATCGCTGATTTTAATTGCATAGTCTACTTTTTCACCTTTTTTAATCCCAAAATCTGCAGTGAATTCAGGAATAAATTCTAGTGGGTTAAAGATATCATATCCTAAGATTTGAAAGAATGGCAAAATCAGAGAAGTTTTAGTAGCCTCCTCTGTATTGATATTATCTTTCAACGTAAGGACCCGTTTCCCCAAACTCTTCAATTGCTCTGACAACACTTCTAATTCCATTGTTTTTTCCTCCTTAAATGTAATTTTGCATATCCTCTTTAATTCCATATATAGTCCTTAGGATTTCAAACGTTTCTACAGGCTTTTGATATTGTTCTTCATATAAATATTTCATTAGTTTACATGCGAATATATCTGCTTCTCGTTCTAATTTTCCTTTTCCACCAAAAGTAGCAGAGTAGAATCCGTTCAATCCATAATGATCTATAGCATGCTTTAATTCATGTGCCATGACGTTGTATTTAAAAGAAACGTCTTGTATATCTTCGTTAATTAATATTAATGGTGTATCTTTTTCTGAAGATACAAGTATTCCTTTTAAATTATTAGGTAATGCTTTGAAATCATATTCGATTCCTAAATAGTCCGCTATTTCAAACGGGTTAGCTGTATTGTAAGTACTAACTAACTGATTCACTTCCAATAATCATTCCTCCTTGCCTTTTTTTATTCGTTCCCATAGCATTGCACGTATCATTCCGTCTAATTGCATCTTATCTTCTTCAGATAGCTCTATGCCATTATAGGACATAACAACACTATTACGTTTTAAAGCCTCATCAAAAACAATAACATCGTCTTTGGTTGCCCATACAGGAGCGGTCGTTGAAATGGAGTTTTGAGCAAATCTAGGATCTACAGCAGATTTTTCTACATTAAAGAAATCTGCAATCTTTTGCACATTACCAGGATTAGGCATAGATGTTCCCTTAACATATCCGGTTAAAGTACTTGTTGGTATCCCAGTGCTTTTAGACAATTCAACTTGCTTAGTTCTAGTACGATTAAGTAATTCATTGATATTAACAGATATTCTCTTCATGATTTCTATATCATTAGGAGTGTATTTGCCTCTTCCTCGTGCCATTTCTAGCACCTCCCTGTTATTCTTTTCTACTATATAATAACGGTTTAAATCGAACTTGTAAAACAAAAAATATCAAAAAAATCGAATTTTTTATAACAAAACTATTGACATACGAATTAAATCGTATTATCATAAGCACATAAGTTAAATAAATTCGAAAGGAGGAACATGCTTTGACTCAAATTTCGTTAAGAGCTGCAAGAGTTAACGTTAATTTAACTCAAAAAGAAGTAGCGGAAAAAATAGGAGTTCATCAACAAACTATCGCAAAATACGAGAAAGATAGCACTAAGATTCCTATGGATTTGCTACGCCAATTAAGTGAATTGTACAAGGTTAAATTAGATCATATTTTTTTAGGTTAAAAATACGATTTAAAACGTACTTTAATACTGGTGTTTTTAAAAAGAAAGGAGGAAGCCATGGAACAATCAACGCTTGATTATTACGAACCGATATTCTTTGAAGTCGTAAAAAGAAACCCAGAAAAATTTGTCGGATTAATAAAACCTTTTATTGATTCGAGAAGTAACCAAAGGTGGATAACGACTGAAGAGTTGTGTGAAGCGATTGGAACAAGTTCCAGTTCGTGGCATAAAAGCGAGATTAGAAACCATCCAGTGGTGGTTGCAGCAAGAAGAACAGACACACGCCCATACAAATATCAAGCGAGCATGATTGATGAAATACAGAGAGTATGGGACGGAAGGAGAAGACGATGAGAACAGAACGAAGATTAAAAAACACAGTTCCATTCAAGAAGTTCTTAGCTTGGTATTTGAAATGGTTAGGAATCACATTTGGATGTATCGGAGCATTCTTATTAATTGCTTTAATGGTACTGTCGTTCATCGGAAAGGCGGTAGAAAATCACCAAACAAAAGTTGATTTGATTAGAAGTGGGCAATATATCGAGCCTGATTTTCAAGATACATGGAACAAAAAAGCCAGCGCGGCAACGCTGACTAAATAAAAATATCCTAAGGAGATTATAACACAATGTGCAATAAGTTTGAAACTTTACATGCAAATTACCTTGACCCTCCAGAGCCAAAAGTGTGGGGATATGACTGGAAAGGTGAAGAAATATACGTAGGTGATGAATATTACGATATGGACGATGATTACGTTCAAGCGGATAACATCGAAGATTATTTAAAATCAACCTATTTAACCACTTCACTCAAGATTGCGGGTGAGTAAATGGAAGATGTGTATTTAAACGATGACCTACTGGATTCAAAACTGCAAAACGTTTTATATGCCAATAAGGTTATCGGGCAAATCAGAATGAAGAATGATTCATACGAGGTATATCTATACGAACCTCAAAAAAGAATGACGAGGGTAAAAACCTACGAGGAGGTTGAAGAGATATTAAAAAGCGTATCGAAATCATTAAAAGAACAGAGTCAAAAGTAATTTTAGATATTGATGCGGACTTTGTAAATCCGCTAATTTTTGAACAATACATGGATTATGGAAAAACAGTGGAGGATGCAGCGATGGCGATAGTGCAAAATATCCCCAACGTAAAATCATTCCACATTGAACCACAAGGAACACAGAAAGGAATGTTTTATAAATGAATTTATATGAATTAAGTTTAGCGTTTCAAGACGTACAAAATATGGATTTAGATCCAGAAGTAATGAAGGATACATTAGACAGTATCAACGATGCCATCGAGAGCAAAGCGGAAAACATTGCTAAGCTTATTCGAAATCTCGAATCAGACGTATCAGCTTACAAAGAAGAAGAAGATCGTTTGAAAACGAAACGTCAAGCTACAGAGAATAAAGTGAAATGGTTAAAAACGTATTTAGAAGACAACATGAAATTGACTGGGAAAACTAAATTCAAATCCGGAATGTTTAACTTCTCGATTCAAAAGAACCCTGCAAGTGTGAACATCACTGACGAAAAGATTATCCCAGGAGAATTTCTAATTCCGCAACCACCTAAAGTGGATAAAACTTCGTTGAAAGAAATCTTGAAGAGAGGAATTGAAGTTCCAGGAGCCGAATTAAAACAAACGGAAGGATTGAGAATTCGATAATGAAAAACAAGATTTTAGTAACAGATAATATTTCAATCGAAATTTCTAAACACAAAATTGAAATTTTTACATGTCTACCATTCAACATCCAAGTCGGTTTTGAAGAAACAATCGACCCGACCTTAGATGAAGACGGTGAACTCTTCGGCAAAAGATACCAATTAAACATTTTTGCGAAACCTAAGTACATGGACGAATGCACGTCTGAAAGTGATGTATCATTTACGATCAGTAATTACAGAGAACTAAAAACGTTCTGGAAGTTTGTTGAAAACAACAAGAATAACTTATTCGATATGGCAGGTTACGAAGGAGAAGTCGAAGCATGAAAATACTAGCGATAGACCCTGGAAGCGCAAAGATTGCAAGTAGTACGAACGGTATCGTGTTACTTGATAATGCAAGATTAGTAAATCATTGGGTCGTTCCTTCCGCAAAAGTCCAGGATATTCGGAATTGGTTCGAAGAAGTTGGTCGCTTCTTAGATGTGGATGTAGTCGTTATTGAAAAATTTGAAGCTCGAGACAATGACAAATCAAAGGATAATTCAGTTCTCGAAAACGTCGCTCTGTTTCGAGTTCTTTTCCCAGACGCTATCTTGCAGCGCAATGCAGGTTATCAAACGGATATACCGAATGAATTACTAAAGCGACTTGGATTATGGAAGTTTGAAAAGAGCCATCACCAGGATGTACGAGCAGCAGCAAGGCTTGGACTGTTTTGGGCGATGAGAAACGATGTCAAAGAAGTCATCAATGATATTGGCAAGGTGGTGAATGAATATAACGTTAAAACTAAGAAAGTGGCAATCTGAAGCAATTGAAAGAAGCAAACGGTCAACATACGGAATCTTCCTTGAAGCGCTCGGGGGTCGCGGTAAAACTATCTGTGCTTTAGCTATTGCAAAAGAGAAAAACGCTAAGAAAATCATCATCACAAACAACCGTCTTTCGATTCTTGAAGGTTGGAAAGATGCCATCAAAAAGATGAATTTTGATTCGGATGTTGAGTTTATCATCTCAACTGACCGAAGTATTCAAAATATGTTAAAAAAAGGCTCAAAATTCAACTGTGACGTGTTGATTATTGATGAGTGGCAGAATATGTCATCGGAGAAACAAGTGGCTTTATATCGTCGCATAAAGCGAAAATACACGATAGGTCTTTCAGCTACTCCAATCAGAAAAAAAGGGCAAAATTTCTATCCGCTCGAAAAAACAATTTTCGGTTTTGCGAATCCAAATAATAAGTTTGATTGGCAAAAAGTTCACGGAAGAATGGTGTATGATCCATTCACTTACTCAAAAGAGAAATGGGAGGATTTTAGAGACTATGAACGCTACGTTAATAATCTTCCAAATTTCTTTAGATGGGAAGAAATCGAAGAAATCGAAAACGCCGTTGAAAACAACGGTTACGAAATCAAGTTCTATCCAGTAACTGTCGAACCTGGTAATCCAGATAAATTGGATAAGTTTAGAAAATTAAACCTTGTAACCGTGAAAGGTGAAACAGCAATGGCAAAACAATCTTTTGGACGAAACACGTTTGAAAGATATCTCAATCAAGCAGGAGTAGAAGTTGATTTCCCTAAAATTAAACCAGTGAATGCTGATACTCCATTGATGTTAAAACTCGATGGATTAATAAAAAGAGCACCACATGACATGCTGATTGTCAGCAAGTCGAAACAGATTGTAAATGTCATCAAAGAACGACACCCTCACATTGGAATCTGGACTGGGGACGTTCAAGAAGGGCTAGACAGAAAAGTAGTAGTTGCTACGAACCAAGTCCTTGGAGTCGGCGTTGATGGCTTGCAGCACAAATATCAAACAATCGTTGTTCTAGATCCAGTCGAAGAAGGCTCTGGAGAATATGACGATTACCGACAACTATTATGGCGAATAACAGGAAGTAGACAACAACACGATGTAAACGTGATTGAATTTTATTACGAAGAAAGGTGAAAAAATGGATAAATCATTTTTAGAGAAAAGAATTGAAAATAAAGCGAGAAAAGAATTTGAAAAAGAATGGAATGGTTTTGTAGAACAAATGTACCGTCATCCTATTTTTAAACATATTACTATCAAAATTGACGGGAAAGACATTCCGCTTGCTACTTTTGGTATTAATTTCGGTGTCTTTAATCAAGAGCAAGATAAGAATCCTAGAAATAAATTTTTAAATTTCGAAGATGTCAAAGAAAAAGTTGTTCAAAAGAAAATCGAAGAAGAAACAGAAGAATTGTTGTATAGATTATCTTCTGTAAATTACTTATTTGAGAAGGAGGTTTCTGATGTTCCAACTGCCAGAAAATAAACCACAAGTACCAAAGGACACGCCTCGTAACTATTTCATCTATGGTGAAACTATGAGTGGTAAATCTTACCTAGCAAACGAGTTCCCTAATCCGATTGTTTTAAACACGGATGGGAATGCGGAAGCAAACAGCGTGCCAAGTATCCAACTATTGAATGACAAAGACAAATCAGGACGTATTACTAATTCAGTGATTAAGCAGCTCGGTGAAATCTTACTAGCTCTACAAACGCAAGAACATTCATACGAAACAGTCGTAATCGACGTTATCGATGACGTTATCGAGATGATTAAAATCGCGGTGTGTGACGAGCTAACTCCACCTGGTAAACCTCGATTAAAATCACTATCTGAAATTCCATACGGAAAAGGTTATGACTTCTTCAACCAGGCTATAACGGAACTGGTTATTGACCTCAAAGCGTTACCAATGAATGTTATTTACATCAGCCGTCAAATTTCAGAATATGACGATAACGGAAATGCTACGAAAGATAAACCAAGCTTGAAAGATAAGTATGTGAACCTTATCAACGGGAATTCAGATTTAATGATCCACACAGAAAAAATCGGGAATAACTACAACCGTGAAGTTGACAGAAAACGTAAGACTTACTATGCGGACCAGGTTGATGACAAAGCGATTTTGAAAATCTTATCAACAATTAGAGGTGCAGTTGAACCTCCTCGAAAACAACAAGCAGCAACAAAATCAGTTGCAAAACCAACAAAACAAGAAACTGTTGAAGTTTCTAATAATGAAGACGAATTATTTTAAAACTAAAGGAGAAATGAAAAATGAGTTTATTAAGTATTGCAAAGAAAATTAAAGAAGATGGATTTGACCCTCGCAAAGATAGTGTAAATGGACCTGCAGCATTACCAGCCGGTGACTACACAGTCGTTTTAAAACGAGCACAATTTAACATTGCACCGAGCGGATGGGAAAGTTTAGGATTCACGTTTGAAGTTCGTGACGGTGAATTTAACGGACGTACTGAATATGTATCTTTTGGAACATTATCCGAATGGAACGGCAAAGACCTTTCTTGGTCAGTAGAACGAACAATCAAGTTCTTTACTAAAGCGATCGAACTTGCTGGAGACAAGGTTATGAAGAACGACTTTGAAGACGGAAGAGCATTAGCCGATGCATTAGAACGTAAAGCAGTTGGTTCTTACTTCACATTAAAAATCTTAGAAACAAAAGGTAAAGAAGACAAAGTATATCGCAACTATGATATTGAAGAAAATACTGAAAATGCGATGAATACAGTTGTTGTAGAAGAAGACGATTTACCTTTCTAAAAATAAGGTGATCTCATGCATTCAATGAAAGAATATGCGCTGCTATATCAGCAGAAAGGGTTCTCGGTCATCCCGATTAGTCCTACAACTAAAAGACCATTAATTGAATTTGCGGATAAACCACCTCTTGATGCTGATGGAATTAACGAAGTTTGGAATCAATATCCAAATGCGAACATCGCACTAAGAACCACGAACTTCTTCGTGATTGACATTGACAAGCACGGACAAACCAGTGGATTTGATTCGTTGAAGAATTGGGAACATTTAAACCTAATCGAACCCACACTTCAGGCTAAAACGGCATCAGGAGGTAAGCACCTATTCTATTTCAAGCGTGATGATATCCACATCAGTCAAATGATTGGATTTCTTCCAGGAGTGGATATCAAAGCGCATGAAAACAATTATGTGTTGGTTGCTCCTTCCGCAACGGATAAAGGGCAATATGAATGGGACATGGAAAAATCTCCTGAAAAAGGGACGATGATTACTCCCTCCAGGGCCTTAATTGAAGCCATCATCCAACAGTACAAAATCACCAATGGGCGTGAATTTGATTACAGCGACGGTTTAAGGTCATGGGTTAGTAAGAGTAGAACATCTGGAAAGACTAAAACGACAGAACTGTTTGAAATCATCGCAAATGGATTAGGGGATGAAGGGAATCGTAATGATAAGCTTGCTAAATTTGTAGGTGGGCTTTTATGGCGAGGAATGGACGAGATGGATGTGTTGTCGTTAGCTAAAATAGCTAATACCAACACTCCAAATCCACTATCGATGCACGAATTAGAAAGAACAGTAGTAAGTATGATTAACAAAGACAGGAGGTGATTGTGATTGGCGAAGTAGTGAGTTTTTATAAGGATTATGAACCGATAAAAAATAGTAATGGAACATTAAAAACGAACAGCCCAGTAAACGTGTTAAATGCATTTCGTGCTGATGATCAGTTAAATCTCTATCTGAAGCATAACGAATTCTCTCAAGAGCACGAATTAACAAGAGACATCCAACTTGGAAACACGCTTCTAAAAAAAGGAGAGCTGCCTTCGAATTTTGAATCGGTAGTAAAAGTTTATTTTGAGAATGTCACGGGTGCAGCATTTACATCTCAAGCGATGATAGATGGTATGGAAACCTTCTTATCTGAACGGTCCTACAATCCAGTTAAAGAGCACATGGAAGAAGCTGAAAAAGGCTGGGACAAACGTAAACGAATCGGGCAAATGCTGCAAGTCTATCTAGGAGCTAACCAAGACCCTCTAGTGTCTAAAATCGCTGAAATGTGGATGATAGGTGCTGTTGCTAAAGTGTATGAACCTTACGTTAAATTTGACTACGTTCTGGACTTAGTTGGTGGACAGGGCGTTGGTAAGACTTCTTTCTTACAAAAGCTTGGTGGTCATTGGTACACGGATGCGGTAACTGATTTCGCAAACAAAGACAACTACGACATCATGCTAAAACATTTAATCGTGAATGATGACGAAATGGTCGCTAGTGATCGCATGAGTTTTGCAGAAACGAAATCATTTATCTCAAAAACGAGTTTACGATTCAGAAAACCGTACATGCGTAGAACACAGGAATTCGCAAAGAATTTCGTTCTAGCACGAACAAGCAATCACGTTGAATACCTCAAGGATAAAACAGGCGAGCGCAGGTTCTTACCTGTACTAGCAAGCAACGACAAACAGAAAAAGCATCCTATGAAGATAACGGATGAAGTCGTGAAACAAATTTGGGGTGAAGCAGTCACCATTTATAAAAGCGGTGTGGATTTGATGTTTGATGAAGAAACAGAAGCGCAGCTAGTTGAATATCGCGAGCAATTTATGTTCAGAGACGAAATTGAACTTCAGATTCTTCAATACCTTGAAATGCCCGTTCCTAAGGATTGGGAGAGTAGAACAACAACTGATCAGTATATTTATACGACTAAATATTTTGCAAATAGCCCTGACTGGACTTCAGGAGGGCAAACGCTAAATCGAGTAGCTACCAGGGAGATTATGTTCAATTTGTTCCATAAAGAATCGAATGACCAAAAGCTATCTCGAAAGATTAGTTTCATTATGGACAATTTACTCGATTGGAAAAAAGAACGGTTCAGAGTCAACGGAAAATTAATAAGAGGTTATCAAAGAATTATTACCTAATTTGTGACACGTACTGGTGTCACAAAACTAAAAACGTGTCACACTTGTGACTCGTTGTACCGGCAATGTGACACGTTTTTTTAAAATGGTGTCACACTTCAAAATGTTGTTATATCAACGTTTATAGATACTTTTTTTATATATGTGACACCTGTGACATGTTTTTTAATAAAAAAGTAAAAAGTAAGTATAAAAGCCTATTAAATCAACATTCTTATATTTATATTTTATATTTTTCAAAAAAACGTGTCACACATGTCACACGTGTCACAGGTCATGAATTAAAAGAAAAAATAGTAAAGGAGTGATGCTCATGAACAATATAAAAATGTATGTCATTCGAGATGCTAAATATTCACAATGGTACTTCCAACATATCAAAGATTACTCAAGTATGATGGGATATCTTGCAAAGAATCATCCACAATATACGCATAAATTTACAACTGACATTAAACAAGCGATGCATTTTAAAACGCCAAATGAAGTTTTAGAGTTTATCAAAGAACACGCTATCGAAGGGACTATCGTTAAAGACCCGTACCAAGAACGAATTAGTAAGACGGCATTTAAGTACATGGGTGAGAATTACGGTGAAGCGATCACCTACATTCATGGAATAATTGAAGATTCGAGTGAGAAAATGTTAGCTGCTTCAAAAGCGTTAAAAGTGAATGCGAATACGCTAATCAAATTTATGAAAAATCCGTACTCAGTTGCAGCTCATATTCGAGATCGTATTGTAGAGAACTTAGCAAATCTAGAAAAGGCGGTGAAGGCAATTGGCTAATAAAGATGAATTTGAAAAGTTAAAAGATGATGTGCATTACTTAATCGTGGCTCATTGCAAGTACAAGGATATGTCAATGTATGACAGAGCGTTGAAACAGTTCCAGGAAGATATTAACTATGGTCAGTTAGAAGAAATGAGCTACAATGAACGATTCGCTTTCTTAATTGGGTTTGAAACGTCGTTGAAGGCAATAGAAAATGCAATTACATTAAGCGAACAATTGAAGGAAAATCCTGAAATGATTGAGTGGCCGGCGAGGTTAGACCCCGATGACTATAAATATTAAAAAATAGAAATGGAGAATGAAAAATAAATGAAAACGAATCAATTATGGGTAATTTTTTGGCAACTAATGACGTACACGATTTTTGTGTTGAATGTCTTAGGGTTTTCTCGAATCCATATCGTTGTTCCTGCAGTCACATTATTTGCTGGAGCAATTGCAGGAAATAGCGAGAAAAAAGAAATTTGTTTAGATAATGTGGTGAAGATGGATGCTAAAGAATTTGAGATTTTTTTAAAAAATCGTGAGGAGGAATAACAATGGAACTAATTATCTTTTTAAAAAATGGAGAAAATCTTAAATTTGAAAATGTATCGAACGTAAGATTTAGCACGAACTTTTTCACAGTATTGTGTTTTGACTATGTAAGTGCATCGAATCATAAAAAGAAAAGTGCAGCATTCAATTTTGTGCACTTATCAGGAGTATCGTTTGAGGAGGGTTTAACTGATGTTGACAGTTTATTCAAAGCCTAAATGTATGCAATGCGAAATGACGAAGATGTGGTTGACTCAGAATAAAATACCATTCGAGACAGTGGATACAGAAGCGAATCCAGAAGCGTTGGAGTTATTGAGTCATTATGGATGGCAAACTCTTCCAGTAGTGGCTATCGATGACGAAATAAGCGACAATTCTAAATCCTGGAGCGGTTTTCAAATCGATAAGTTAGAAGCTCTATTGTGAGGTGAATAATGGGCGATAGAGGGTATTACGGAATATGTGCTGGAATTATTGAGAGAGCGGTGGATGATTACAAAACAGCCTTGAGATACTTGCTTTCTAAAGGAATTGTAAAATCCGATTGGAATCTAAAAGAGAATCATTTTAGAAACAGGCACCATCGAGAAGCTTGGAATGTAAAAACGGATTGTGAGCGGTTCTTTCTCAGTCAGTATTTTGACTATTTATCGAATACAGAAGAATTCGGGCCAACCTTAATAAAACGGATTAGAGAGGATGTGAAAAATGGGAATTAAACATCAATTGAAGCAAATTCGCTTAATCGATTTGGAAATAAAAACAAAAATAGAAGAGTTAGATCGTTTGAATAATTCTTTCTTAAAATCTCCTTCTCTAAAAGAAGTGAATGTGCAAGAGTCGAAAGTAGGACTTAAAGACGATGCTTACGTCAAATTGATTAGCTTGAGTGAGTACATCGACCAAAGAGTTGATAACTTAATTGATTTGAAATACCAATTGATTAAAGCGATTGAGCAATTGGATGATTCTAAAGAACGTACAATCATTTGGATGAAATACATCTCTTCTAAGAATTGGGACGAAATTGCTGAAGAATTGCAAATCTCTAAAACTACACTATTCATTCTTCATGATGAAGCGGTTAAAAAAATCGAAAGGTGTACTAAAAAAGATGACTCTGTACCGAGTAGTACTAATGAATCTATGATATAGTTATGATGTGAAAAGATGTAAAAGAGATATTCTTTTTTTCGTGGTTTAGAATCCTTTATTTTTATTTTTACCTATTAAGTGATGAGCTTAATAGGTTTTTTATTTAAAAGTGTGTGAGTCGTTTCAAACGGCTCTTTTTTTATGTATTCATTGGGAGGTGGTTCAGTGAGTGAGTAAGTTAACAACAAAACAAGAGTTATTTGTTCAGAATCTCGTTGCTGGACAATCTCAAAGGCAAGCGTACAAAAGTGCTTATAAAACTGACAGGATGTCAGAACAAGCAATTGACGTGCAGGCTTCAAAGTTAATAAAAGACCCTAAGGTTACCCTAAGATACAGAGAACTACTAAAGCAATTCTCAAACATGGCTCTTTGGTCCAGGGAACAAGCCTTTAACGAGTATGAATGGCTTAAGAATCAAGCGAAAGACGATATCAAGATGCAAGGCGTTCGTCAAGCTAATTCAAACGCTTTTGTGAACGCGCTTGAAGGTATGAATAAGATGGCTGTTGTTGGTGATGAATTAGTCAATGAGAAACTTCAACAAGAAATCGAGGTCCTTAAGTCGAAAGTAACGAAGATGGACGAAAGCAACGAATCGAAAGTTGCTGAGTATTTGAATAAGTTAGGAGATGAACTGGATGAGTTTACGTGATGTATACACCCCTAAGCAAATTCAAGTTGCAAAACGTCTTCGTGCCTCTGATTGGTTTATCTGTGTGCTGCATGGTGCAAAACGTTCAGGGAAGACAGTATTGAACAACGATGTGTTCCTGCAAGAATTAGTTCGTGTTCGTAAGATCGCGAATGAATTAGGCATTGCAGAACCTCAATACATCCTAGCTGGGGTATCAAGCCGTACTATTCAAAATAACGTATTGCAAGAGCTGTACAACCGTTACGGTATGGAATTCAAAGTGGATAAGCACAACAGCTTTAGATTGTTTGGAGTCAAAATCATCCAGGCATACACTGGAACGATTTCGGGCCTTGGAAACATTCGAGGGATGACGGCGTTTGGAGCATACGTAAACGAAGCGTCTCTTGCAAAAGAACAGGTATTTAAAGAAATTGTTTCACGTTGCTCTGGTGAGGGCGCTCGGATAGTAGCAGATACGAATCCGGACAATCCAAATCATTGGTTAAAACGTGACTATATCGATAATGAAAGTGAAAACATCATCAACGAGCATTTTAAACTGGATGATAACACCTTCTTATCGAAACGATATCGTGAGAGCATCAAGAAAGCTACTCCTTCGGGGGTATTTTGGGATAGAGATATTGAGGGCCTTTGGGTTATCGGTCAAGGAGCTGTATATAAAGACTTCAACCGAGAAGTTCATTATGTGGACGATGTTCCGTTTGATAAAATCAACAACTATTTCGTTGGAGTCGACTGGGGTTATGAACACTATGGCGCTATGGTAGTCATTGGAGAAACGGATGACGGAACCTGGTATTTAGTAGATGGATGCGCTGATAAGCATAAAGACATTGATTTTTGGGCGTTAAAAGCAAGAGAATACGCAGATAAATACGGTGAGAACATTCCGTTCTATTGTGATTCTGCACGTCCAGAGCATGTTAACAGATTATGGAATGACGGTTTGAATGCGTTCAATGCTGATAAATCTATCTTATCTGGAATTGAAGTTGTTGCTAAAGGCTTCAAGACGAATAAATTATTTGTTTTAAGAAACGCTATTCCTCGCTTTGATGAAGAAGTTTATCAGTATGCTTGGGATGAGAAAACAGGATTGCCTGTTAAGGTATTTGATGACGTTATGGATGCGTTGCGTTATGCGTTGTATTCAAACGTTACGAGAAGAAATGGATTTGTGGGGTGATTGAAATAAAAATCGAAGAAATTATGAGCAAAGATTATGAGATTGCTGCTAAAGCAATTGATACGGCTATCAAAGAACAGATAGGAAAAGAATCCTATTCAGCAGCTCAGACAGCTAGCAGATATTACGAAAGTGATCATGATATTAAAAACAATCGTATCTTCTATTTGGACGATAACGGCGTTCTGAAAGAAGATAAATACGCAACGAATGTTCAGATTCCGCATAGTTTCTTCACTGAATTGGTGGACCAAAAAGTGAACTACTTATTGAGTAATTCAATTCGATTTGAAGTGAAAGAGAATGACGAGCTGCAACGATTGATTGATGAATATGTTGATGAAGACTTCCAACTATTCGTCTCAGAGCTATTAGAAGATGTGTCCATCAGTGGTGCAACTTATGCCTATATGAGAACGAACGCGGATGACAAGCTATGTTTCCAAGTATCTAGATTCTTAAAGACATTCATGGTCTATGACGAAACATACGATGAAGTCGCAGTTATTCGTTACTACAAGAAACAAATGCAAGTCGAGAATAAGCTATTAGATGTAATGTTCGCAGAACGCTGGACGGATGAGAACGTGACGTTCTTCAAAACGGACCGTAACGGTAAATTAGTATTTGATAAAGACCGTCCGAAGAATCCAAAACCACACGTAGTTGCAAAAGCGGATAACGGAACATATTTAACACGTACTTACGGACGCATTCCGTTTTACAAGCTATCTAATAACCACGGGGAGAAATCGGACTTAGCACCGATTAAAGCATTGATTGATGACTATGATTTAATGGCTTGCTTCTTATCCAACAACTTAATGGATTATGACAAACCGATTTACGTCGTTTCTGGTTTCCGTGGCACGAACCTTTCAGAGTTGCGCCAGAATATAAAAGCTCGTGGAATTGTAAACGTAGGGAATCCAGACAATAAAGGGAACGTTGACTTGAAGACGTTCAATATTCCTTTTGAAGCACGTAAAGCAAAACTGGAAATCGACAAAGAAGCGATTTATAAATTCGGTATGGGGTTTGACAATTCTCAAACTGGAGACGGAAACGTAACAAATGTGGTGATTAAATCACGCTATACGCTTCTTGAAATGAAATGCCGTAAAGTAGAGATTCGTTTACGTTCTTTACTCAAGTGGGCGTTGCATGCAATTGTTGATGATATCAACCGATTGAATCAAACGAATTACTCAACAGAAGGAATTCAGATTCTAATCGAACCAGAAATGATTGTTAATGAATCGGATATTGCCAACATCGACAAGCTCGAAGCGGAAACAAAGCAAACGCTTATCAACGCAATTGTGTCAAGTGCTCCGTATTTAGGAGAAGACACGGTTATTGATATGATTTGCAAGCAATGGGATTTGGATGTTGAAGAGGTTCGCAAAGCTATTGAGGCAGATTCAGAAGTAGGTGAAAACGATGAATCAGTGGGAACAGGAACTACAGAGACTGGAGAAGATTCAAGACCTGAAAATGAATAGGGAATTGTATCATATTTATTCAAGCACGTTGAAAGACGTCAAGAGTAAATTGAAAGCATATCTCGATGAGTATGAGGATTTACCTTATTGGAAGCAACAACAAACTGGTAGGTTAAAACAATTGACAGACGAGATCGTTGAGAAACTCCAAGAGGTATATCCTCAAACTAAAACCGTGATTGAGGACTTCAAACAAGAACAGTTTGAAACGGGTTATTACGGTGGTTATTATACTGTGGAAGAATCGCAGCAAGCAGATTTGCCTATCGCGTTTCTTCCAGATGATGTCATTAGGTCAGCAGTAAGAAGGCCGGTTGCTAGTAAAACATTGTCTGAGCGGCTGTATAAAGCACGAAATAGATTAGCGAATCGCTCTCAGGGTGCAATCACCTCTGGTATATTGCAAGGCCATGGATACGCTGAAATAGCTAGTGTAATCTCAAGCAACTCTGAAGCGAATTACAGGCAAGCATTACGAATCGCACGCACTGAAGGCGGACGAATGCGAACACAGGCAAGACAGAGTTCGTATGAGGAAATGGAAAAAGTAGGCTGTGACTTACAAAAGCAATGGCTTGCTGCATTGGATAGGAAAACTCGTAAATCTCACGGTCATTTAGATGGCCAAAGAGTGAAGATTGATGAATTCTTTGTGTCTGATGGATTTAAAGCAATTGGCCCAAGATGTTTTGGTGTAGCAGGAATGGATATCAACTGTCGCTGCACTACCATCACAATCGTAGATGGAATCAATCCAGATTATCGAAGAGATAACGAGACTGGAGAGAAGATATCCTTTAGGACGTATGATCAGTGGAAAAAAGACATTGATGAACGTCGCTTTTTGATGTCCGACGATGATGACTACATGAAAGCAAAGAACATGAAGGCACATCAACTAGGTAGCAAGCGAGCTATCAAGGACGAACAGATTAGTTTTACTGGTCGTAAGGTGATAACTTCAAATCATGATATGTATGTGTCGGATAGCTTGAAAGGGACTAAGAAGAGCATCAACTATTACGAGAAGCAGGTGGATAAAGCACTAGAACTGCTAGATTTACCAATCGGTGCTGAGAAGCCGCGTATTGTTCTGATGGACGCTAAGAAGGACATAGGAAGACCAAGTGCATTTGGTTCGTATTCACCAAAATCTAACACGATTTATCTGGATGCAACTACTCCAGGCCATAAAGCGATAGTGAAACGTCTTAAAACGGCGAATGAATTTTGGAAAAAAGAGGGTAAACCTTGGAAGTTCTTTGCGGTAGATGACGATTCTATGAGTCCCATTATTCATGAATTTGGGCATTATCAACAATATCAATACGTAAACAAATATGCCGAGCAAAATGGCGTAAGTTATGCTGAAGCAAAGCGTAAATTTAATGCGAAACTACTTGATATGATTAGTAAGAACCATTATAATATTGCTAGAGATATCAGTGGTTACGCTAATGAGCATTTAGAAGATAATATTGATTTGCTCGGGCAAACTAATGAGATTGTTTCTGAAGCGTACACTTTATCTATTTTAAAGTCACACGCATTGGCAGATATTATAACAGGATTGTTGGAAGGAGGTTATTGGTAATGATTATACCGACAGAAGAAGAAATGAAAATGTACGCGAAATTTGAACCGCTGCAAAAGTGGAAAAAACGTGGTTACGGTAGAGAATTACGTGATGACACTCCAGAAGATATGAAAGCATTAGCGTTAGAAGAACAAGAATGGCGCGAGAAGTTGCGAAAACAGAGAGAAAACGACCCGTTATATCGCATGCTTAACTCGTATTAAAATAAATCAATTTTCAAGGATACAACCAAAAAGGTTGTGTCCTTTTTTGTTGCAACAAAACTGACCTGGGCAAGTCAATAAACTACCTACACTCCTGTGGAGTATAAGCACAAAAAAATATATCCGCTGTTGGAATCAGCATAAAATTGGAGGGATAAAAAATGGAATGGATTATTGACATTCTAAAGAAGTATCAAAAGGAAGATGGCACAATTGATTTAGCTACTGCAGAGCAAGAAATTAAGAGTGAATTTCCTAAACAAGCAGTTCCTAAAACTGTTTTTAACGAAAAAAGTGAGCAATTGAGAGCAGCGAATGCGACGATTGACGAACTAAAAAATAACAGCAAAGGCGGTCAAGAAAATCAAGACAGCCAAGGGAACGAAGAACTACAAACGCAACTAGATAAATATAAAGCCCGTATTGCAGAGTTAGAAGCGCAAGAGAAAACGAACGCTATGAACTATCAAGCTCGTTCAGCTCTAGAAAAAGCCGGCATTTCAGACGTGGAATATGGATTGTATTTACTAGGAACGTTAGAAGCAGACGAACAAGGCAACGTCAAAGATTTAGATAACAAGATTAACGATTTACGTGCATCTAAGCCAGTATTCTTCAAAGAAGAAGCGCAAACTTCTTCAAATGGTTACAAAGTTGAAGATACTAAATTGGATGATAGCAAAGAAGCAGCATCTGAATTTGACAAAGCTTTTGCTGAAGCTGCAAAGGCCTTCGGGTTAGAAGAAACAAAACAATAAGCAAAAGAAAGAGGTAAAAATATATGGCAAACACATTAGAATATTCAAAAATTTTCCAACCTTTACTTGACCAACAAGTGACTCAAGAATCTACAACAGGTTGGATGGAAGCAAACGATAAATTCATTAAATACAACGGTGGAGACGAAGTTAAAATCGCTACACTATTAACAGACGGATTAGCAAACTATGATCGCAGCAATGGATTCACAACTGGTTCTGTTGATTTGAAATGGAATCCATACAAATTAACTCAAGACCGTGGACGTTCATTCACACTTGATTCAATGGATGTTGACCAAACGAACTTCGTAGCAACTGCTTCAACAGTTATGAGCGAATTCCAAAAACAACAAGTAATTCCAGAAATTGATGCTTACCGCTACTCTAAAATTGCGTCACTTGCAATTGCCGGCTCTCAATCTCGAGAAATTGCACTTACTGCTGAAAACATCGTTAGCGAACTATTAAAAGACTTAACTGCTATTGAAGAAGCTACTGGAGTTACTGACGTAGTCATTACAATGTCTCCAACTACAGCATCATTATTAGCAAGTGCTAAAGACGCTAAAAATCACATGTCTACAACTCAATTAGCAAAAGGTAACATGAATGTTCGTGTTGAATCATTCAATGACAATGCTATTGTTCGTGCGCAACAACGTTTATTACAAACAGCGTTCAAATTCAACGATGGTAAAACATCAGGCCAAGAAAAAGGCGGATTCGAAAAAGATTCTTCAAGCAAGGACATCAACTGGATTATCAGTGCTAAAGACGCTCCAGTGGCTGTTTCTAAAACTGACAAAGTACGTGTCTTTGACCCAGCAGTTAACCAAACTGCAGACGCTTGGAAGACAGACTACCGTAAATTCCACGATTTATGGATTCCAAAAGCAAAACTTGCGAAAGTGTTCGTAAACGTAAAACCATCATAATAGGAGGTTATTAAATGCGAAAATTCAAAAAGTTAAACGTTATCCGTGAAACGGACAACGAAACGATCATTGAAAAATTGCTTGATGATGGATTTGAAGAAGTGAAAGAAGAAACAAAAGGCACTAAGAAGGGTAAAGAGGAGTAACGACTCCTCTTTCCTTTTTATTTAAGGAGCGAGAGTATGATTATTCAATTATCGGAAGCGATGGAAATCGACAAATCAATTTCAAAAGCAGATTTAGATGCTTATGAGACAACGATTCGTAATTTAACGAATAATAATTTCCAAAACAGAAGTATTCGTAATCAATCACTATCCTTTCATGAGAATGTTATTGAGATGAGATATCCTCTTAAAGGTGTTCGTGTAGGTGATACCATCGAAGTCAATGACTCAATCTACAATGACGGACTATATGTCATTGAATCCATTTCAGGCAATAAGATTTATGTCGAAGGTTCTAATTTCATTGAGGACTCCAATCATAAAGCGATTGTAACTAAAGTGGAGTACCCATCAGATATCGCGTTCGGATTGAAAAACATCTTGCGCTATCGTGTAAAGATGGGCGATAAACTCGGTATTAAGTCAGAAACAGTTTCACGAATGAGTACCACTTACTATGACGTGAATGCAACTGACAATATCGATGGATTACCGTCTTCTCTTTACAGTTTCTTGGACAAATATAGACGATTGAGGTGGGCTTAATGTTTCAATTCGAAATACAAGAAAAGAGTTATATCGATGACGGCATTGGTGGCTCACAGGATGAGTGGCATACAGTAATGACCGTGACAGGTTGGATTGATATGCTGACTGGCTCTAACGCTTCAAATACGACGCAAAACGCAATCACGGAGCGTTCTACTCACGTCTTAATTATTCCGACGTTTACTGAAGGTATCAAGGACACAATGCGTGTGGTTGATTCATCTAAGCGTTGGTACACGATAACATACTGTGATGACCCTGTAGGAGTTCATCATCATAACGAAATTTACGTAACTTATGAAGGTGTGCTAAATGGGTAGTTTTAGATTCGAGGATTATACAAAACGTACTAAAAAAGAATTGCGTGAAGTCTCGTTTAAAGCATTAACGAGAGTTGGAAACTTGATTAGTTCCCAGTGCCAGGCTTTAGCAGCAGTCGATACTGGAGAACTAAGAGATAGTATCCAGGCAATCGTGAAAGAGTATGGTGGCGATGTACGAGTGTTCGTAGGAACGAACGTTGAGTATTCCGTATTCGTTGAGTTCGGAACAGGGGAATTTGCTGAGAATGGATTAGGTCGAAAAGGTGGATGGCTATATCGAAGTCCAGACGGGAAAGTAGTATTCACGTATGGTAACGAGCCACAGCCTTTTATCCGTCCTGCGTTTAAGAAAAACAAGAAACGTGCACAGGACATTATCGCTCAAACATTTTTAGAAAGTTTTGGTGGTTAGCAATGTTAGACTTTGCAAAATTATTACAATCGGAACTATCCACAATCACTAAAGAATGCTTTCACGAAAAGAATCGAAAAGACAAGGTGGTGTATCCATATCTTACTTACGATTATGATCGTGAGAATATGACTCGTGAGCGAGATGAGATTACGATTGAAATTGATATTTTTGATTTTAACACCTCGTATAAAAGGGTGTTGGAGTTAGAAGAACAAATCAAACGACACTTCAACGGAATGCTGAAATTAACGGAAGAATTATATGTAAACTTTCGATTCGCTGGTTCGAACAAAGTGAACACAGGCTCAGATACCGTGAAGCGTCGTAATGTTAGATTAAATGTTCAAACAGAATGGAGGAAATAAGAAATGGCAAAAACAGAAGTAAAACGAACAGGATATACAGTCGATACGCCTAAAAATTACCTAGTCGATGCTGGGGCAATTTATAAGAATATCGAATGGGATGCTACAGGAAAGAAATGGAAAGGTGAACTATTAGGTGCTACTTCAGACGGTAACAAAGTATCGATTGTAACGACTTACCGAACAATTGAAGTAGATGGTGTATTTACGCCTGCCAAAGGTCAAAAAATCATTGACAAAGCAGAAGCAACACTAGAAGTTAACGTTAAAGAGATTACTGCTGAGAATATCCGTTTAGCGTTAAATGGTAAAAAAGAAACTGGAAACGGCACTGACAATCCAGCAGGATGGGATATCGTTCAATTGAAAGACAGACTTGAAGATGGCGATTATATCGACAACATCGCATTAGTAGGTGTGATGTCTGGAAGTAAAAAACCAATCATTGTAGTTCTATATAACGCGCTTTGCACAAGCGGATTAGAATTCGACACTAAAGATAATTCTGAAGCTGTAATTACAATGAAATTCGAAGCTCACGCTAACGCTGAAGACGTTGCAAATCGTGTAGCACCAGTTAAAATCTTCTACCCTAACGCATCGGAGGAATAATTTATGGAGTTAAGAGAATTACGTGGAGACGATATGTTTTCAATGCTTTCTATCATTGGTAAGTTAGATATTAAAGATGATCTTGTAGAATTGTTTGAAAAACAACAAGAAAAAGACAGCCATTTATTAGGCCATTTATCTAAGAAACCAACAAAAGCAGAAAAAGAAAAGCAAGAAAAAGCACTAGAAAAACGAGGCATGCAAATGATTGCTGGATTAATTCAAACGATTCTTGCAAATATTAATAAAGCCAAATTAGACATTAATACTTTCCTTGCTGACTTAACGAACACATCAATTCAGGAAATTCAGAAATTAAACTTTGTTGACTATACTCAATTATTAGTTGAATTCTTCAAGAAACCAGAGTTGAAGGATTTTTTAACATCTATCTCCTCAATCTTAGGCTCGGGCAACACGCTTTAAAAGATAAATTATTCAAACGCTACTCAAATCCAACTGCTCTTTTAGCTACTTACAGCATGAAAGAGACGTTGGATTTTTTAGCGTATCTATTTGAAGCGGAAGCAGAAGAGAAGTTGTGGGAGTTGTGGTTAGCGAAAGATATCGAGCAAGATTTCAACTCTTTCAAACAAGAACGATTGAGTAAGATTAAACCATCTTCAGTTGATGGGAAAACGATGAGTCAAACTGAAGAAGAAAATGCTATTCGTTTAGCAGAACAAATTATGAGTATGGGGGTGAAGGAAGATGGGTGAGATATTTAGACTGTTTGGGACAATCGGAATCCGCGGAAGTGATGCTGAGAAAGAACTGGACGGTGTAGCGAGAAAAGGGGAACAAACCAGCAATAAGCTGTCTAGTTTTTTTAAGAAAGCCGCTACAGTCATCGCAGGAGTATTTGCTGCTGGAAAATTAATTGATTTCGGAAAGATGTCAATCGAAGCAGCAGCATCCGCTAAAGCTACTCAAGCACAATTCGAACAAGTATTTTCTGGGATTGTCGACACTGCAGAACAAGCTTTAAACGGAGTAGCTAAAGAAGTCGGAGCGGTCCCAACACGGATTAAACCAGCTTTTAACCAAATTGCATCATTCGCTAAAGTTGCTGGAATGGATACAACTCAAGCGATGGAATTTACCTCTCGTGCTACAAGAGCAGCGGCTGATACTGCAGCTTTTTATGATAAGTCATTAGAAGAAACGACTGAGACCTTGAAGAGTTACTTAAAAGGTAACTTCCAGGTTGCGGACAATTTAGGAATCTTATCGACTGAGACTACTCGTAACGCAAAAGCAACAGAGTTGTTCGGTAAAGAATATTCGAAATTGTCGGGTCTACAACAACAAGAAGTACTCTTGCAAATGTACGAAGATGCCAACAAAGTGTCAGGGGCAATGGGGCAAGCGTCTCGTGAAGCTGATGGTTGGGAAAACGTCATGGGTAACTTAAAGCAAACTTGGGAAGATTTTAAAGCTACGATTGGTTCAGTTGTTTTAGACAGCCTGGTTGTAGCTATGCAAAACTTAACAGGTTTTGTGGGCGAATTAAAAGACAGATTCTTGCAATTGAAAGATAGTGGAGAGCAATTCATTAAAGGCGTTGTTGAATCCGACGCGTTTGCTAAAGTCCAGGAAATATTTAGTAAAGTTGTTGAGAATTTGAAACTGGCTTTCGATAACATCGGAGGAGTCGTTAGTAACGTATCCGCAATCATCGGAAGTTTTGTTGATGATCTATTTAAAATTGTAACAGTAGAGGACATCATCAACACTGTTGGTGGAGCATTCGAAACATTAAGTGGTTTCATAAGGGATGCAACTGGTTGGGTTAAAGATTTGACTGGATATATCTCTAGTAACCAAACTGCCATGGATTTACTTAAATCAACAGTGGTCGGTATTGCAGCAGCATATACGGGTTACAAAATAGTTGTAGGAGTAGTCAGAGGTATTGAAGTTGCACGTCAAGCAGTATTAGCGATCACAAATGGATTAATGCTTGCGCAATTTGTTCGTACTGGTGCGTTAACTGCTGCAGAAGCGGCGAATGCAGCGGCAACAATGGGAGCAAGTGGAGCGTTTGGAATCTTTAATGCGGTTTTAAATGCGAATCCAATTATGCTGATTGTTACAGCAGTTGCGGCATTAACAGCAGGCTTGGTTTGGTTCTTCACACAAACCGAAACAGGTAAACAATTATGGCAAGATTTCATGAGCTTCTTAACAGGTTTGTGGAGTGGTATTTCTAGTTGGGCCTCTGAAACGTGGCAAAGTGTCGTAGACGCTGTCATGTCAGTAGTTAATAGCTTAACAGAGTTCTTCAGTAATTTATGGACTTCTATCACGAATATAACTACACAAGCGTGGAATGCGTTCCTTGGAATCATAATGCCTATTATTCAGCCGATTATTAATGCAGTTAAAGCTAATTTCGAATTGATTAAAAACTATATTAGTACCGTGTGGAATGCTATTTCAACTGCAGCAGGCGCAGCATGGGAAATCATAAAGAACGTCATCATCGGACCGGTGTTAGTTCTATTACAACTGTTAACAGGTAATTTCGAAGGAGTGGCAAGCACTCTTAGTCAAATTTGGACCAATATTTCTACTGCAGCACAAACGATATGGGAATCATTATGTACGATTGTATCTGCATTTGTAGATACGTTGGTTCAATACGTCGTTAACATATTCACTGGAATGTCAGAAACATTCGGAACCATTATGCAAGGTATTTTGGATGTAGCGTCTTCTATTTGGAGTGCTATCGTTGGTGCTATTAGCGGATTTGTAAGTTCAGCTTACCAAGCTGTTGCAGATAGCGTAAGCAACATGTTCAATATCGCATCTCAAATGTTTAGCAGTATCGTATCTGCAGTTGGAGAATTCTTCGGGCAAATTCCTGGAACGATTAGTGGCATTTGGAATGATGTTATTAGTTTCTTATCTGGCATTAACCTATACGATATCGGGATGAATATTATCCAAGGTTTAGTAGAAGGTATTGCTGGGATGGCTAGTAGCGTTGTTAGCACTATCCAAAACGTAGTTGGAGGAGCTATTGACTTCGCTAAAGGTTTACTTGGAATCCACTCGCCTTCTAGGGTATTTAAAGAGATTGGTAAGTTTACTGGCGAAGGTTTAGCCATCGGGATTAACAACGAAGCGGATAATGTAGCAGAAGCTAGTAAAAACATGATAGATGCGGTTATTCCGGATTCTATTCCGCAAATTCCAATCGACTATTCAGTAAGTTACGGTGCATCTCCATCTGAAGTGAGAGAATCTGCTTTGAAAAATGCAACTGTCCAAACGATTGGACAGGGTTCAAAAATCGATGTTGTTATTGAATTGTTATCAAAGATTTTAGAAAAAGACAACGACACTTATTTGGATGGACGTAAATTGACTGATGTTGTGAATGGATATAACAAACTTAATGATAGACGAATGATGAGAGCAAGGGGTGAATTAACATGATTTACAATGGACAAGATTTATCGAGTTTAATAATTATTAACAAAGTAGAACGTGCTATGACACCTCTTGTTACCAACGTTGTAAAACAAAAAAGATTTATTAAAAGGGAATACGCAGAAAAAACTATTACGGTTAGAGTCACTGTTAAACACGATGTGTTACAAACGATTGATGTATTGAACCGTGTTTTCTCTGTACCGAATCAAAAATTAATTTTCAAAGACCAGCCTACAAGATACTATGAAGCCGTTTTGACTGGTGAAATCATTCCTACAAGCTCTGTGAGAGGCGCTGAGTTGCAACTGCAATTCTTAATTCCAAAAGGAGTGGCGTATTCAACTGCAGAGAAGAACGGAACAGTAACTGGTGGAAAGTTGACTGTTGAAAATAACGGAACAGCTCCTACTTATCCAATTTATACGTTTATAGCGAGTTCACCATACAAAATGATTGCGTTAGCTCATCCGAATGGGAAAGTTGTCCAGTACGGATATGAGAACGGAGAAGATGTTATTAAGACAGGTGATGTCGTTCGTTTCGAATCAGAAAGCAACACACTACTCATTAACGGAAAAAGAAAATACATTAATCCTGCCAGTCAAGTTTTTGGAATTCTACCAGGAACGACTCAAATAGAGGTTAGTGCGGATGGGAACAAAGCTGTTCCAAGTATTAAATGTGCGTACAGGGAGTGTTGGTTATGATTACGGTTACGAATAGACAGTATGATATTGTCTGTCAGTTGAGTTTTGACTTGACTGACGGACTTTTTGCATACAATGATTGGTTTGAACAAGACCTAGACACTGGCATTGGAACTTATCAATTTACGGTTGATAAAATCGGAGATACTGAGATTGAAAAAATAAACGTAGGATGTTATTTGATTGTAAAAGACGGTAGCAAGATACGTTCGTTCGAAGTAATGAGAATCGAAGAGGACAAAGACTCTAAAACGATTTACGCTGAAGACGCAGGACTTGACCTCTTAGGTGAACAAGTGCCACCTTACAAAGCGGACAAGAGCTATCCAATTACTCATTACATTGCAGAATTTACAATTGACTCAGGCTGGGATATTGGAATTAACGAGATTCCAGAAACAACTACTCGTAAACTTGAGTGGGAAGGAACTGACACTGCTACTAAGAGACTTAGACAGTTGGTGAGAAGGTTCGATGCTGAAATAGCTTATGACTTCGAATTTGTTCACGGAAAGATACATCGGAAACTAATTCACATCTACAAAAAGATTGGTGAAGACAAAAAAGTACGTTTAGAAGTCGGAAGCGAAGTTTCAAACGTTAAACGAACCATCTCGATTGAAAACCTAGCGACTACAATTGTGGCTACTGGCGCTGATGGAATCACATTATCAGGAGTTGAATACAACGAAGGGAATATTCGTTCTTCAAAGAATTCAATTTATTTAATCGATTATGATGCGGTAGCAAGATGGAAACGAGCTGGATACGCTCCTGGTGGCGGAGGAATCGTTAAACGTTATGAAAGTGAGGCAAAAACTCCTCAGGCGTTAATGACTGAAGCGGTTATTAAACTAAAACAATGGAACCATCCTGAAGTGACGTATGACGTATCGATTAGCTTATTACCGGAAGAAATCAATATCGGCGATACTGTGGTCATTGTAGATAATAACTTCGAACCAGCATTGGTTGTAGAAGGACGTGTTTCTAGTATCAAGAAATCCATCGCTACAAAAGAAAGTGGCGAAATTAAAATTACGAATATCGAATCCAAAGAGGATACGATTAGTGAAAAAGTTAGACGTTTAAGCACATTAGTGCAAGAACGTCTTTTTGATTTTACAGCCGTTCCTTTTGTAATGACTATTCAGTCTAGCGATGGTGTAGTGTTCCAGAATAGTAATATCGCTACTAAATTAATTGCTAGTGTTAGCAAGTTGGATATTCAAATGAACAGTCGTTTCACATATCGATGGAAACGAGTAAGTAAATATGGAACAGACGATGCAGCATGGAATGAACAACACTCAAACGGTAGTAATGAATTATCTATTACTGTGAACGATGTTGATAGAGAAGCCACATTTATCTGTGAGGCTATCGAAGGTAATCAAGTCGTTGCGAGTAATTCAATCGTTATCAAAGACTTCATCGTTAATAAGTCAATAGGTACAACTCCTCCAGCCAATCCAAGCGTTGGAGACTTGTGGACGGATACAAGCACACCTGGTAAAGATGTCCCTAAGATTTACACAAATGGTAAATGGGAGCCTGTCTTGAAGAAAGACGACAAAGAACTGGAACGGCTTCAGAAAGAGTTTGAAGAGAGAAACAGGGAGCATGCCAACCAATTTGCTCAAGTTATGGAGATTATCAACAAATCTCAAGTCACAGAAGACACGTTCAGAGATTTAACTGGGAAATTTAGTAACTTGGAAGAGTCTTATAAGAGAGTCCTAGAGACTGCGGAAGAGATTAAGGGGCTTGGACAGAGAACTAAAGCTGTCGAGTTAAATATAGAACAATCCCAGGTACTTCTTAATGCTATTTCAACTTATTTTAGTATTTCTGAAGACGGCATGTTGATTGGCAAGAATGGAGAGAAATTACAAATACGAATTAATAATGAACGTATGGAATTTATCGATAGCGGACGTGTCGTTGCGTATGTCTCTGGTCAACAGATGAACATCGTGAGCGCAACATTTTGGAATAGCGTCACGATTGCCAATCATATTTTCGAAAGATACAACAATGAATTTACTGTCATAAGTTACGTAGGGGGTGCTGTAAATGGTTAAGATATCGAAAACGACATCTAGCGGATATGTACGACTAGTCCTTGAAGTTAACGAAACTGGCACAGATATCGCAACTAACACCTCTACCATATCGTGGCAATTGTGGTTAGAAAGAAACACCACGTGGGCTTACGATTTAAATAACGAGTCGTTAGCTGAAGTTGAGATTAATGGCCAGAGCGTATTGAGTAAATACGTTAGCTTTGACTTAAGGAATCGAGAATGGGTTACTTTTGGACAGGGAACCATGACTATTCCTCATAACGAAGACGGAACTAAAAGTATACCTATTTGGGCACGATTAACGAATGTTGCAGACCAAGGAAATATTAACTGGTTCAGTGGAACTGTTAACCTAGCAAATATTCCAAGATCTAGTGGAATTAAATCCGTAACTGAAACGGAATTGGGACAACCAATCACAATCATCATCGATAAGAAAGTCGATGAGTTTAGACACCAGGTTAGCTGGAGTGTTAACGGGAGCGATTTGGTTGATTTAGGAAGTGGACACGACACGAGCTTGCAGTTCACAGTCCCAATCGATTACGCTAATCGAATTACCAATAGTGCTACTGGAGCGTTAGATGTCCGTGTACGAACGTTTAGAGGTAATGAGCAAATTGGCAACGATGTCTATAAACGAGGGATTCCTATTAAGGTTCCTGCTTCTATCGTTCCTACACTTGAAGACATAACGATTACTGAAAGAACGGCACAATTGGCAGAATTCATTCCTGTAGGAAACTTTATTAAAGATAAATCAGTGATGCGTGTTGAAACAACTGGCGCAAATGGTTCTTACGGGTCAACTATCATTTCTACTGAGCTAACTGTAGATAATTTAGTCGTGAGAGCAACCACTGGTGATTTCCCTGCAAACAAGGCTGGGAATTTAGAGGTTACTGCCAAAATTACTGACTCAAGGGGCAGAACCGCTACTAAATCGAAGACAATTAAAGTATGGGATTATTACGCGCCTCGAATCATTGCCTTTCTGGCTAACAGAACAGGTAACGGAACTAACAAGACTATCATGGCAACGGTCGCTGCAAATGTTAGTCCATTAGTAATTGATGGAGTGAATAGGAATCCATATACACTTAAAATCCAGTACTCAGCTAAGAAGACAAACAGATGGATTGATGCCGTAAACCTTACAAATGAGAGTACGGAGAAAATCAATCGTCAAATCGACTGTGGTGCATTTTATGAGCTTTCTAAGGCATATAATGTTCGATTAGTAATACAGGACAAATTGAGCGACTTAGTAGACTCAGTGTTACTCGTTCGTTCATCAAGAGTATTGTGGGCGTGGGGTGACAATCGTGCAGCCGTTGGAGGATTCCCAGAGTTAGATGGACACTTCGAGTCACATCTTCCAGTTGCATTCCACAGCAGCTTAAATGTTGAAGATGGCATTATGTCTAATGGAAAGCCGATTCAGGAATTTGCTTTTACATCCAAAGATGGTAAATCACTGAAGTACAATGGCAATCTAAACAATTTAAAAACAGCAGGTGGATACCACGCCTTTGGAGTCCAAAACAATCCATCCGGTACTAACAATTACGGCTATGTGAATGTGATTACTCACAGCACAGATAACGGATATTGCGTTCAATTCTATATTCCGTACAATGTAGACCAGCTCTATATGCGTAGGTGTGATACCAATCGTTGGAGTGACTGGATTAGAGTAGTAACGACAGGTGTTGATACGGAGTGGAAAACCGCTAGTTTGCAAAACGGATGGCAACATCATACAGAATATGAAACAGTTCAATTTTCAAAAAGCGTTGATGGTATCGTACATTTTAAGGGCGTTGCTAGAGGTGGTAAAACATCAAAAGAGGCTGTGATACTAAATCTGCCAGAGGGATATAGGCCCAAAAATCAACTTTACGTTTTTGCGATGAACGACAGTTTTGGGACTGCAGTATTAAGTATTGCAAACGATGGCCGTGTTGTTATAAAAAACAATGTCGACGCATCCTGGTTAGGATTTGATAACATTAGCTTTAAGATTTAGGAGGTAACAATTATGGAACTAGAACAAATAAAAAATAGAATCACTGCATTAGAAACGAAAGTGACTAATAAGCAGGCAGATATTAATCGCATGAACGAAGAAAAAGCACAATACGAACAAAAAATTCAAAATCTTTCAGAAGATATTCAACGTTTAGAACAAGACAACTCAAATAAGCGTGACGAGATCAAAAAATACAAAACAGTAGTAGAAATCATGGAGTTGTAGTAGATGGTAGATGTAGAATTTAACGTATTGACAATGCATTTGCAAGGGTTAATGCGCAGTCCGTATATTCAAATCTTGTTTTGGTTAATTTGCTTTGATGTGGTTTCTGGCTACATCAAGGCTTTTAAATTAAAAAAATTTGATAGTAAAACGAGCACGAATGGACTACTCAGACATTTTCTTGTCATATCAGTAGTCATGATAGTTGCCCTATATGCTAGAGCTCTCAATCATAGAGAGATAGGAATAACCACATGTCTATTTTTTATCATGAGCTATGTGGGGTCGTTGATGGAGAATTGGGAAGCGTTGGGCTTACCATTTCCAGAAGCGTTGAGACCGTACATCAACCAAATGCGAAAAAATCAAGACAAGAAATTCCAAAAAATAATCGAAATTGAAATCGAAAAGAAAGAGGATGAACAATAATGGAACAATTACAAACAACTATCGTAAATGGAGTTATTAGCATTTTAGTCGTATTGATTGGATTAGCTTTCACAGGGGTGAAGGGCTTTATCGAAACTAAAGCTGCTGAATTAAAAGCTAAAACGGATACTAAGAACTATGAATTGGCTAAGTCTATTGCGAACACAGTCGTTGGTGCTGTGGAACAAATCTTCAAAGATGTGCATGGTGCAAGTCAAGACAAATTCCAAGCAGCATTCGACAACTTAACAAAAGAATTAGAAAAAGCTGGAATCAATTTGGATGATGCATCCAAGAAGGTATTGATTGAATCTGTAGTGAATGGATTTAACGAATTAAAGAAGATTGAAGGATAAGAATACGGAACATAGAGGGCTCGTTGCGAGTCCTCTTTTTATTTTAAAAAGGAGGGCGTATGGAAAAAATAATCGAAAAAAATTTAAGTATTACGTCAGCTAATCGATGCATTGAAAAATTAGATCATGAAATTTATAGCCACGACAAAGGAACAGCGGTGTTCAAATTCACTGCAGAAGGGCTAACCGCTTCTAAAGTTCTTTGCTTGTTTTACTTTAAGGAAACCAAACGTTATAGAACTGTAGAAGCCACAATCGAGGGAAACATTATTACTGTTCCGTTCGATAGTACATCAATCATTGCTGATGAATCCGTGATTGGTTATATCTATTTTGAAAAAGTAGAGCAATCTACTGACGTTTACGCGTTTGCATTTAATGTATGGCTCAGCGCTATTGACAAAGCTAGAAAAGCACCGTTAGTCGAACGCACAACTGGTCGCATCGTAGATGTTGAAAATATTGTAACGAAACAAGAATTAGACGAACTCTTTGCGAAAATTAAAGAGCAAGGTGGAACGTATGATGACAGTAGTTTGCGTGGCGAGATTTCGCAAATTTCGGGCAAAATTGAGGCTTTAGAGAAAAAGACAGACAAAGACACCATCTATGACGATGAGCCCTTAAAACTCCGAATATCAGCTTTAGAGAACAAGCCCGAAATCGACACAAGCAACTTCGCAACCAAACAGGAACTACAAAATATTGCCTTAACGCCCGGACCGAAAGGAGACAAGGGTGAAGCTGGTGAACGTGGACCGATAGGACCGATAGGACCGCAAGGATTGACGGGACCAAGAGGGACAGACGGTCAGCAAGGCTTACAAGGTATTCAAGGCGAAAGAGGTCAAGACGGACAGCCCGGACCGAAAGGTGAACGAGGCGAACAAGGTCAAAAAGGTGATACAGGCGAACGAGGCCCGCAAGGTATTCAAGGGGCAACGGGTCCTAAAGGCGAGAACGGTCGAGATGGTCGAGATGGCGTGGGTATTCCACAAAAATTAAGCATCGCTGGGAACGTTGTGACTCTGTCTGATGGTGGTGGAAGCATCACACTCCCAACTACCACAGCAACACCAAGTGGCACTCCCGGTCAAGTGAGTCAGTACGAAATCCACGGGACGGGAATGCCTAATGGCAAGGTGACAGCTCCTGTTGGGACAACGTATGTCGATACAGCTGTTACAAGCGGAGCTCTCAAATGGATAAAGAGACAAGGAAGTGGAAATCAAGGATGGGAAGTATTGACTGGTGACACAGGTTGGAGAACGTTGAATATTAAATCTAAACTTGGAAACTCATATCTAAAAATTAGACGAAAAAATGATGTAGTTACTTACCAATTCGGTGGTTTGAGTTGGGGTTGGTTCGGTGTAATTCGTAGAGGTGGCGTTGGATACGAGGCTCAAGGGAGCGACAAAGAACGAAATTGCTACATTCTAAGGCTTGGTGGTATTCCTGTTGGATTTCGTTCAGAATCTAGCCTTATTGGTGGGATTTACAACGACAAGGGAACACCCTATGGCACTTGGTATTTGGGAGGCTATGGAGACAGTAATATGTTACGTTTCCAATTTACTGACCCTGTACCGACAGACCGTGACATTGGCGACATCCGAGTGAGTTCGATTTCGTATCTCACAAGCGAAGCGTGGCCGGTAATATTACCATAATTTAAGGAGGAATTTTTATGTTTACTTTAACGCAAGCAATCAATTATGTAAGAAATTTAGCAGATAACAACATTGGTGTTAACTTTGATGGGTGGTACGGTTGGCAATGTTGGGATTTAGTAGCAAAAGTAATGTATGAAGCTACTGGGAAAGTAGTTAATGGGAATGCTATTAATTTACCTGAATCTGCTGAAGCTCAAGGACTTAATGTTATTCAAGAGGGTCCGGGAGTTATTGCAAAAGCTGGTGACATCTTTGTAATGGATGTTCCAGGTTCGCCTTATGGGCATACTGGTGTAGTAATCGAAGATAGTGATGGCTACACTCTTAAGACTATCGAACAGAACGTAGATGGGAACTGGGACTATCTAGAAAACGGTGGCCCTGCTCGTTATCGTACACGATCATACGCAAATATGGTCGCATTTATTCGTCCAGATTATGCTGCAAGCTCAGAAACTGTCCAACGCCCTAGCGGTTGGATTGAAGATGAAAAAGGCTGGTGGTATAGAAACGATGATGGTTCTTACCCTAAATCAAAATGGGAACAGATTAACGGAAGTTATTTCCGATTCGATGACAATGGCTACGCCCTTGAAAACAAATGGTACCAAGATGCTGAAGGCTTATGGTATTGGTTAAAGCCAGGAGGGTTCATGGCTGTAGGTTGGCAAAACATCAATGGCAAATGGTACTTCTTCAATAACGTTGGAGAAATGCAAACAGGATGGATTCAGTATTTTGACAAGTGGTACTATTGCACAAACGAGAACGGAGACATGGTTTCCAAGGAAGTACGTAAAGTCGGTGATAAATTCTACTACTTTAAAGAAAATGGTGAGATGTTGGACCGCGCTGCAGTCTATGTAGACGAAAACGGCGCAATCCATTTCGAAGAATAATCAAAACAAGCCTACCTTAATTGGTAGGCTTATTTTTTGTACTCTTTTTGTACTCAAATTTATACTATACTGTGTTTTAGCACGAAACAAAAACATTGATTTTATAGCGTTTTGCAACGTTATGCAACACTAGAAAACGTTAAATAATGGAGCCGAGGGGAGTATAAAGCATTGATATAACAACGTTTATGAGCGTTTTGTACTCTCGATGTACTCAGTT